ATCAAACCTAACTAAAGATAAAAAAGGTGGTGGTGATTTATATAATTCTGTTAGTTACGTTATAGATAAAAGCCAAGATGATTTTTTGTTAGAATTTCTAATGGAAGATTACGGGCCATTTGTAGATAAAGGTGTAAAAGGTAAAACATCAACATACCCAGAAACAAGTGCTGCATTATCAAAGTTTCAATATGGAAGTGGTACTGGCCCAAAAGGTGGTTTAACTAAAGCACTTTACAATCCAGAAACAAAAAGTGGTTGGATAAAGAAAAAGAAATTTCAATGGAGAGATAAAAAAACTGGAAGATTTTTGTCTTATGAAAGTATGAGTTATTTAATAGCAAGAAGTATTTATAACAAAGGTTTAAAAGCAAACCTATTTTTTACAAAACCATTTGAAGCTGGTTTAAAAAGATTACCAGATGATTTATCAAAAGCATTTGTATTGGATATTGAAGATGGTATAATATTAGGAACAAAATAAATTATGGATTGGACATTAGGCATAGCGTTTCATTACCCACATAACAGATTATTGTTAGGTTGGGAGTACATCGCAAAAGATGAAAGGTACACATACACAACAATAAGGTTATATTTATTTATAGCAACACTAACATTAGATTTTTAAGATGGCACAATTAGCATTAAGAAACCCACAGTTTAAGTTTATAGTAGCAAGTGCTGGAGCAAGGTCTGTTGTTTGTACAGTTACTATTGATGGTACATTAAGGTATACACTAACAAAGAATTTACCTTTATCTTTAGTAGCAACCCAAACAGTTAATTTTGATATAGCAGAACTTGCAAGAGATTACATAGAGATTACATACCAAAGTGATTATGTGCCTCAAACAGTTGATATAGAAACAAACCTAAAGAGTTATGATGCAATAAATGGTGGTGGTACTGTAATAGATGAACCAGCTACAATAACAGATAGGGGTTTTGAAGCCTATGGAACATTTGAAGAAGAAGTAAATCCAACTATACCTTTTGGCAGAACACTACCTACTTATTTAATACCTATAAATGAAGATACAGATACCTTTACAATATTAGCGCCAAACAATAGAACTGGTAAATTACCAAGTATAAATTCTTTAAATACTCTAACAGCTACATCATATTCTGGCACAGATACAAGTGTAACAACAGTTGATGGTGTTGTATGTAACATAAAAAGAATTGATTGCACAAAGTATGGTGATGGTAAAAGAATTATATACATAAACAAGTATGGAGCGCAGCAAGATTTATGGTTCTTTTTAAAAGAAACTAAAAACCTGGCACGAACTAATGAGGGTTACAAATCAAATACAATAACCTATCCAAGTGGTTCAAGTGCTACATATAATGTACAGAATGCACCTAACAAAGTATTCAACACACAAGCAAAACAAACACACACTTTAAGTAGTGGTTATTATCCAGAGTTTGCCAACCAACAATTTGAAGAACTGCTATTAAGCGAGTACGTTTGGTTATCTACTGTAAGAAAAGGTAGTGGTGTTATCATACCAGTTAAAGTTAAAACATCAACAGTAGCCTTTAAAACAAGTGTAAACGATAGGCTAATAGAATACACAATGGAATTTGAAGAAGCATTTGATTATATAAACAACATTAGATAAATGCGTAGACTACAACTATACATAGGTGCTGAAAGAGTAGATTTGTTTAAAGATGAAACGGTTTCACTTACACAAACTATTCAAAATGTAAAGGATATTGCAAAGGTCTTTACAGAGTTTACTCAAACCTTTTCTGTACCAGCATCAAGTGTAAACAATAAGATTTTTAAACACTATTATAACTTTGATATAAGTGGTGGTTTTGATGCAAGAAATAAAGTAGCTGCAAGTTTAGAGTTAAATGACTTGCCTTTTAAAACTGGTCTCATAGCATTGCAAGGTGTTGATTTAAAAAACAATGTAGCACATACATACAAGATAACTTTTTATGGTAATACAGTTAATTTAAAAGATGTTTTAGGTGCAGACCAATTAGCATCATTAGCAGACTTAAATCAATACTCATTAGAATATAATTATACAAATGTAAAGGATAAATTAGAAGCTGGTGCTGGGCCATTAATTGCACCACTAATAACACATACAAATAGATTGTTTTATGATAGTTCTGTACATAGTGCAGCGATAAATAATTTATATTATAATTCACACGGAACGTATAATGATAATGGTGTTTTATGGAGTGAGTTAAAATTTGCTATTACACTACAAGCAATAATAGATGCAATAGAAGAAAAATATCCATCTATTGTTTTTTCAGATGATTTTTTTAACAACGCATCAAATGTTGATTTTAACAATTTGTTTATGTGGTTGCATAGAAAAAAAGGCAATGTTGAAACTACAACTGCACAAGGGGGTTTTTCTTGGACAACGGTACCTTTTTCTGTATTTTCAGAAACTGGTGAGCGAGTTGCTGGCTTAACAAATCAATCCCTTGTATTAGGTGGTGATTTTATAAATGGTTATGGAGAAACACCTTTAAGTATTACACCAGTTGGAACAGACCCATATAGTGTAAGGGTTTTACAAGATGGTGCAATTTATCTACAAGATACGGATGTGATAGGTTCGATAAATTATTTTGATACAGAAGAAACTACTTTACCAGCTGGTACATATACATTAGAAATAGCAGCAGAAAACACAGTCAATTTTCTTGCAAATGGAATTAGTTGGAGAGCAGAACTATATGATACTGCACCAGAAACTGCTGGAGTTTTAATTGTAAAAAACTTCAACTTATTTAATACAGATTTAAAAAATCAATTTACAATTACAGAGCAGATACCTAAAATGAAAATAATAGATTTTCTAACTGCTATATTTAAGATGTTTAACCTAACTGCTTATGTTGATGATGTAGGAACAATAGTAGTTAGAACTTTAGATAGTTACTATGCAGCAAGTACAACTGTTTACAACATTGACAAGTACCTTGATACCACAACCTCAAAGGTAGATATTGCATTGCCTTTTAAAGAAATATTTTTTAGTTATAAAGGTTTAGGGACAATATTAGCAGAAAAATACAATCAAATTAACAACATTGAATGGGGTACTGAAAAATATACACCAACAAATACTCAATTTACTACACCATCAGAAAGTTACAAAGTAGAAGTACCATTTGAACATATGATGTTTGAAAGATTACCAGATGTAGATACATTTACTAATACTGAAATTTTATATGGAGTATGTATAGATGATAATTTAGAGCCATACATTGGAGAACCACTAATTTTTTACAGAGAGTTTACACCTTTTTTTGTAGACCAGACACCTATTGCTTTAAAAGAAACAGAAGCATCTGCACCAGATGAAATAACAACGTATAATATGCCATCAAATAGTTGGAGTTTAAACCCAGCAACAAGCACTTCAAATATAAATTTTAGTAATGAATTTAATGAGTATACATTAAGCACAGATTTTACTGGTACATTATTTAACAACTATTATCTTAATTATATAAAAGATGTATTTAATACACAAAGAAGATTAACAAAAGTTACCGCATATTTACCAATGAAAGTGTATTATAACTTAAAATTAAATGACTTGATAGAATTAGGTCAAGATAGCTACAAGATAAATTCATTAACAACAGATTTAACAACTGGTAAAACAGAATTTGAATTACTAAACACAATATTATGATTAAGAATATAATTGACTTACTCCAAGTTGTTGATGGTGAAACTGAAAACATAAGAATAGCACAAGGAAAATATAAATTAGCAGAAACACTAACAGAGGGTGTTAAACAAACAAAAAGAAAGTTAAGATGGCGCAAAAAATAGAAGTTGAATTTGAGTTAAAATACAAAGATGCTGTAAAGAGTATTGATAAACTTAAAAAAGAATATGCTGAACTTGAAAAAGAGGTTGTAACTGCTAATGAAAAAACTGCTGAAAGTTTAGAAGCGGTAGAAAAAGGTGCAAAGGATAGTGCAAAGGGTGTAAAGAAAGTTGGTGTATCATTAAAAGGTATTGCTGCTGCAACTGGTATCATATTCGTATTACAGAAAGCATTTGAATTTGTAAGTAGTGCAGTACAAGAAAACCAAGTTGTTATGGATGGTTTAAATACCGTTTTTAATACTGCACAAATAGTCTTTAATCAAGTTATAAATGCCTTTGTAAGTATATATGAAAGTGTATCATCTGCAACAGAAAACTTTGATGCACTTGGTAAGGTAATAAGTGGTTTAGTTACATTAGCATTAACACCTTTTAAAAATGCATTTTTTGGTATTAAGTTAGCGGTACAATCTGCACAACTTGCTTGGGAACAATCTATTTTTGGTGATGGTGACCCAACAACAATAAACAAATTAAATGATGCTATTGCACAAACAAAACTTGATTTAACAGAAGTTGCTATTGAGGCAAACAAAGCTGGTAAAGATATTGTAGATAATTTTGGTGAAGCAATAACAGAAGTAGGTGCAATAGGTACAACAGTTGTAGAAGAATTTGGAAAGGTAAGTATCAAGACTGCATTAGAAACTGCTAAAACAAATACTGCACTTAAAAAGTCTGCTGAAATAGCTGCTGCACAAAGTAGAATACTACTTGAGCAATATGATAGACAAGCAGAATTACAAAGACAAATTAGAGATGATGAAACAAAAAGCATAGAAGAAAGACAAGCTGCCAACAATGAGTTAAATAATATCCTTGTAAAGCAAGAAGAAGAAATGACTAAAAATGCTAAATTAGTCAAAGCAGCAGCACAAGCACAATTTGATTTAACTGGCAAAACAGAAGATTATGTTGCAGTGTTGGAAGCTGAAGCGGAAGTACAAGCAGTTGCAGCACAAGTAACGGGTTTTAAATCTGAACAACAAACAAACGCAAATGCATTAGACAAAGAAGCAATAGAGTTAGCAAACGCAAAAGCAGAAAGTGAAAGTTTATTATCTATTGAGCAAAAAAGAATTAATGCAGAACAAATAGAAGATGAACTATTAAGACTTGAAAAGTTAAAAGAAATAGATGCTTTAGAAGCTGAACAAGAAACTGCAAGGTTACAAGCAATAGTAGATAATGCAAATGCTGGTACACAAGCAAAGATAGATGCTGAAATAGCTTTAAATGAATTTCTTACACAATCTGGGCAAACTGGTCTTGAAAGAGATAAAGAAATATCTGCTGCTAAAATAGATATTGCACAAAAAGAAGAAGATGCTAAAAGAACATCATTAGAGGGTTATGCTGCTGCTTTAAGTAGTATATCTGGTTTGTTAAGTCAAGAAACAACTGCTGGTAAAGCGGTTGCTATTGCATCATCATTAATAGATACTTATGCAGCTATTACGGGTACATTAAAAGGTGCAGCAAAAGGACCAGGTGGTGGAATACCAGGTTATGCTATTGCACAAGCTATTGCAACGGGTGTAGCTGGGTTTGCTGCTGTAAAAAAGATTGCAAGTGTACAAGTGCCAGGTGGTAGTGGTGGTGGTTCAAGTCAAACGGGTTCTATGCCAAACGTATCAACTCCTCCAGCATTTAATGTAGTGGGCGCAAGTGGTGAAACACAATTAGCAGATGCAATAGGTAGCCAAACACAAAGACCAGCAAGAGCATATGTAGTAAGTAATGATGTAACTACTGCACAAGAAATGGATAGAAACATTATTGAGGGTGCAAGTATCTAAATGCAAAATTAAAAACTAAACACGTTATATATTTATGAATGGCTTTGTTTATTTATGGGAAAATACAGAAAATAAAAAAATGTATATTGGTTCTCATTTAGGAAATGTAAACGATGGTTATGTAGGTAGTGGTGTTTATTTTAAAAGAGCATTTGAAAAAAAGCCAGAAAACTTTAAAAGAACAATTATTTATACTGGAAATAAATTTCGTGATATAGAAACTTTTATTTTAAAAGCAGTTGATGCAGCTAATAGTGATAGGTTTTATAATTTAAAAAATGATGCGGTTGGTGGATGGTCACATTGTCAAAGTAAAGAAATAAAAGAAAAAAGAGGTAAGGCACTATCTAAAGCTAAAATAGGAACAGCACCAGCTTGCGCATCAAGAGATAAAAAAGGAAATAAAAATCCTATGTACGGGAAAAAGCATTCTGATATTACCAAACGTAAAATATCAGAAAAAAGAAAAGGGGTTGCTAATAAAAAATTTCCATTACTTGAAACCACAACTGGTTTAAGATTTGAAAGAGTAATGGATGCGGCAAAGTATTATGGATTAACATCCTCTACTATGAGTACATTAATAAGAAATGAACTTATAACAAGGGGAAAATGTAAAAACAAAATTTTTAAATATGTTTAAAATAATAGAATTAGTACTTGATGAAGAACAAGATGATATTGGAGTAGATGCGATTTCTATTGTAGAAAGTCCAGCTATTGAAAGTGATTTTGTTGCTTTAAAGAACCAAGAAATAAAGTTAGCAGAAGTAGACAAAGAAAAGAAAATACTAATGGGCGCTTTATTAATACCAAATAAGCCTATTTACCGCAATGGTGGTGAAGGTGAGTATTACATATACTTTTCAAAAGATACTATTGTAAAAGCATCTCAAATGTTCTTACAGAATGGCAAACAAAGTAATTCAACATTAGAACACAATCAAGCATTGAATGGTTTAACATTGGTTGAAAGTTGGATAGTAGAAAGTAAGGAACAAGATAAATCTGCAATGTATGGTTTAGATGTACCAGTAGGTACTTGGATGGGAAGTGTGAAAGTAAACAATGAAGATGTTTGGAATGAGTATGTTAAAACAAATAAAGTTAAGGGTTTTTCTATTGAGGGTTATTTTGCAGATAAAATGGAAACACCTAAAGATAAAACACTAGGTGACTTAATGAGTGAAGATGATATTTTACTTAACAAAATAAAAGATATACTAAATGCAGAGGAACAATAAAAACAAAATCTTTATACCAAGTAGAACATCACCTACTGGAGGTGGTCGTGCTTGTTTATGTTGGGATACTAACAAGTATTCTATCTCTTGTTGTGATGGTTCTATGCAAGCACAAGGCATTGGTGTAATAACAAGAACAGACTGAAAATGCAAATTTTAATTTAATAATCGTTATATAAATAGTATGAAAGCAAATGAAATGTTAAACGAAATAAAAACACTTTTAAACATCGAGGTAAAACTTGAAGAACAAA